CACCACGATCGCCTGGTATCTCAAGGAAAAGGCTCGGAAGACCTGGAAGGGCAATCGCGTGCGAGGTGCCCGAGCCGCCTGGCAAGAGTGGATTCGTCTAGCCAAGGCCTCAGATATTCGGCCGGTGGTGACCGTCGCCGAGCAAGTGGAAGAGAAGCTCTGGGGCATTCTCAACGCCATGCGGCTGAGAGTTTCCAACGGGCTGGCCGAGGCATTAAACGGCAAGATTCGGGGACTGAGAGTCAGGGCCAAGGGATACCGCAGCAAAGCACGTTTCAAGACGGCGATCCTGTTTCATTTCGGCGGGCTGGAAATGACACCTAACCCACTGAAATAGATGAAGAGCCCCGCCCATCCAGCATTACTGGCAGGGATGGCTTTAGCCGTCCCAGATGAACCCGATAGGGTTACTTGGGGAATCTTCCCGACGCTTTACCGCCTTGAAGAGAATATTCATCTGCGAATGGTGCTGAACAAGCTCCATCTGCTCCCCCTCGGACGTAACACCCTCAAAGATTATGAGAGATGGCGCCGCAATTCTGATCTTGTTGGCATGGAAGACGAAGTCTGGACCGAATGACACAAGCCACAGTCCAATTTCTTCATCTGGGTTTAGGCGGGCCTCAAAAGCTCTGACCTGCTCCTGGAGTCGTCTGGCAATTGGCTCCACGGGAACATGATGCTCCCTCATCTGCTTTTGAAACTGCTGCTGCTCTCGCATGAATTGTTGCATCGGAGGGGGATCGAGCGGCGGTAGCGACATCTATCACTCCTGGGCGACGGGTGTTACGACAGGCTATCCCTTCCTTTTCGACCCTTCAATCTCAACCCAGGTGTCATCCATCGCCATGATCACGGACAACGCTTCATCCGGTTCGCATGGCCACCGCAACTTCTCAGACAAATCCAGAATAGTGACTGGATTGATGTTGCTCAGTCCGCCCATGGCTGGCGGCCTGGTGCGGTGGAGTATTCGGAACGCGCTCATCCAGAACTGCGTGCGAGCATCCAGCTCAGGGGCGTCGTACTCGACGCCCAAGAACTCGCAGTCCTCCCGGTACTCGGCCTGCGCTTCCTCTAGGCTTTTTCCGGGTCGCTGGAATTGCGCTTGCCAGCGGAGGAAGGCTTGCGCTTTCCCGCCTGATCTTCGACCTCCTTGGTCTCGAACCGCTCGAGGTCAACGGCCTTCTGGGCGATCTTCGGGATCACGTCGGGGCGGTTGCGCAGCAAGGTGGCCACGTTCTCGAGAGAGTAGGGGACGGAGACCAGCTCGCCGTTCTCGTCTTGGGCCTCGATGCCAGACCAGTCGCGCAGCAAGCCCTCGGCCACCAGCTTGGCTTCCTTCTCATCTTCCTGGGCCGCCGTCAGCTCGTCGCCGTACTTCTTGCGGAATTCCTTGTCGAGCCGACGCTGGGCATCTCGATAAACCTGGTTGTTCATCCGGGCAATCTTGAACTCACCGCCCTCAATGGTGGCCCACTCGCCTTCGGTGAACTTGTCAGCGTCGAACTTATCCATGCGGAATGACATAGGGTGTACCTCTTGGTCCGTTGTGAATTCGTCCGTTGGGATAGATGCCCCGATCGTCACGGACGACAACGACCGGGGCAGTGGGGCCGGAGCCCGCACACGAAAAAGCCCGCTTTGGGCGGGCTCAGGCGGCGTCTAGCGCCAATGTCATTTGAAGCTGGTCGCGCCAGTATTCGACGCGGCGCTCAAGGGACTCTTTCTCATGCCGCCACTGAGCCAGGCCGCGCCCCTGTTCGCTGGCGAGGCTGCGACGGTCCTCGAGCTGGGCGCATGCCTCTTCGAAGCGCTGCCGAACGCTGACATCGCCGCGGAGGAGAGCGTCAATCTGCATGTCCGCCCACACGCCGAAATCGACGTCGATCCAGCGGGCGAAGGCCACTGCCAGCTTGGGGTGCAGCCATGTGCCGCCACCGCGCCCTCGCTTGGCCCGAATCAAATACCCGGAATCAGGGGTATTTAGGTGGCGAGCCAGAGACTCCATATAGCGCTGTGTCTCAGCATTCTCGAGCCAATGGTCCAGGCGCTTACCATGGCGCTTGGCGATCTCCGTAGCGTTGATCCAGCCGTCGACGCTGAATCGAACTGTCTGGCCTTGATAGGGGAAGGGGATGATGTTGCTCATCGGAGTTACCTCATAGAAACGAGCCTCGTTGCCCAGAACACCAGCCCCGTAGAGAACAACTGATGCTCTCCGAAGCTCGTTTCTGATGAGGCTCTACGGTGATTGCGCCGGGCATGGCGCGGATATGAAAAGCCCCGGCGGATGCCAGGGCTTGGGGTGGCGGTTACGCCACAGTGCGGTCAACCGACATCATCACGGCGTTGGTGTCGCGGGCGGCGGTGATGTCGAGGCTGAGGTCGAGGATGCTGTCGAGGCTGCCGCCAGGCAGGTCGCCGGACAGGAAGATGCGCGGCAGCGTCGGGACATATGAAGTGCCGCCCTCAGAAAGCGTCCAGTCCAGCGCGATGGGAGTGCTGTTGACCGCCTTGCGCCAGTACTCGAGCGTTTGGGACGAGAACCGGAAGTTGACCGACCCAGTGATGTCGAAGCTGCCCGGGGTGTGCACCTGGTACTGGCTGCCGGAGCACTGATCGGACTGGAAGTTGCCGCTGATGGTGATGTCGAAGCCTTTCAGGCAGACGCCCGAAGCCGGCTCGGCCCCATCAACTCGCACGGTGTGCAGGTTGTTGGACATATCCATGATTACCGTGTCTTGCGGCTCGGTGAATGTGTCGGCACTGGGGTCATACTGGTCATCGTGGCCATGGCCCATCAGAGTGACTTGGCCAGTAACCTTCTCGCCAGAGTTGCCGCTGAGCTGCAACTGGCTCTCGACGGCATCGGAGATCAGGATGTGCTCGTCGAGGTCCATGTAGGACTTGAGGTAGTCCCATCGGGTTTCAGCGGTGCCATTGACGAGCTGATCCGTACCAGCGACCGGGGTATCGACAGCCCAAGAGCCGGCCAGCACGGACGACAGGATCGAATCGAAGTTGGCCGCCGAGAACTCGAAGTTCACGGTGCCGTTCGGGTTGATCATGATGGTCTTTTGGTCGCCCCGGGTGCGGTCGTCGCGGATTTCCTCGGAGCGGGTGGTGTCGGTGGCGACGGTCAGCGAGTCGCCGGTAGTGCGGAGGATCTGCCATGGATCTGTCGACCCTGCGGGACGACGGCAGATGCGAACGCGAGAGCCGGATGACATAGCGTTTACCTCGTGGTTTCAGGCACAAAAAAGCCGCCCGGAGGCGGCGAGTGGGTGTCCGTTGGAGCGGGGTGTCAGTCAGCGCGGAATGGCACGCTCACGATGTAGAGGTACCAGCCGTCAGTCGGTCCGCCTCGGCGGACGCTGGCGGCCTGAGTTGATAGGTGGCCGTTCTGCCAATACTGGAGCTGTGCGGCCAGCGAGTCGGCGATCTGGGCGGCCTCGGCGCTGCCGGTCGGCGATGGGTGATCGGTGAAGACCTGGCATTGGATCAGCCCGGTACGCCGCACGCAGGGCTGTGAGCCGATGCCAGCGGTGAGGCTGTCGCCATGCTGGATAGTCAATCGCACCCAGGGCTCTTTGTTCCTGACGGCCTCTGTCACCGCTCTTTGGTCGCTCGGGTCATCGGGGGCGGGCGTCTTCGTGTTGTCGAACGCCACCGGCACGCCGTCCCATGTCGCCAAGCGCGTCTCAACGGCCAGCCGAATGTCTTCGAATCCCATCATCCGCCGTACCGCTCCCGAGTGTTGTTGGTGGCCAGGGCGTAGACGCCTTGCGGCGCCTGCTGGGAATGGCCGTCTTCGATGGATTCGCCATAGGCGATGTTCGACTGGATGGTGACCGCCTTGAACGGCTTGCCCTCCGCCGCGGCAATGACCTGCTCGGCATCACGTCGCACTCGGTCGCCGCTCTTGTCCGGCTCCGGCACGCTGCTCTCATCGGTACTGTCGATGGTCACTAGGTGCGACCCGCGGTAGGCCCCGGTATCGACCGGCGAGTGCTGGATGAGCTGCTGCAATGCGAACAGCACCATCTCTCGCTGCCGGGCCGAGATGTCTTGCTCTACCTGCCGGGCAAAGCCGGTCAGCGATTTGCTCCATCCCATGTCACGTCCTCCGCAGACCAATCGTCCACGTCGCGCTGGCCGGATCTTGCCCGACGCTTTTCACCGTCTTGCCGTCGAGCTCGTCGTCGACCTGGGGTGTCGCCGGGCTGTCGTCGCTGTCGAGCGTGAGCTCGGACTGCAGCACGGTCAGCTTCTCGTCGGTGCTGAGAATGTGCTGGCCATCGATCTCTTCCCGGCGGAATGAGCCGAAAACGCCCCGGCCGGAGTAGGCGACGACGGTCGTGGAGGTGCCTGTGGTCGGGTCATATTCCCCCACCACCTCTCGCTGGCCGGCGAACGGCCGCACAGCATCGGCCAGCTTGCTGTCGAACGCCTTGGCGACCTTCGATTGGACTTTGTCGCGGATCATCGTCAGAGCCTCTTGAGCATCGACACCGAACCGCCGAAGGGCGACAGCCAAGGGCGAAGGAGGTCGCGCACGTAGGAGAGGGCGCCGACTGTAGGGCGAGAACCGTCCATGAACTCGGTCTCAACCTCCACGGTATCGGCCTTGACCATCTCCCGCTTCACGTCACCCTCGGAGTCGGCATACAGCGTGCCCTCGGCAGACAGGCGGGCCAGCTCGGCACCGGCCTGAACGACCTCAGCCGGCACGGTGTCGAACTCGCGACCGCTCAGGTGCGTCGAGAGCCAGACGTTGGCCTGGCGGACGGCACGCTCGGGGTCGGCTGTGCCTTCCCATCCCGCCCCGAGCTCGGCATCGACATCGGCCTTGGTGACGTAGGTGGGCATGGGTTACTCCCGGTATTTGTTCTGCAGGTAGGCCAGGACGGCGCGCTCCTCGTCTTCGCCAAGGCCAGTGCTGACGCAGGTGATCTCGGCATCCGCATGCTCGACTTGGAAGGCGGCCCCGCCGTACTCAATCTCAGCGCGGGAAAGCCCCTCGGCATCCTGCCGGAATGTCAGGCCAGTGACGAAGTTCATGTCTTGGCCATCCTGCTGAAGAACGCAGGTCTCGGGAGTGCCGTCAGTTTTGAAGAGTATGTGAGGCATGGGTTACTCCTTCGGAGCTTCTGCCTGCGTCGAGGCCTGCTTGGCCGGGGCTTTCTGGGCGCCTGAGCCTGTTTTCTGCTTGGCCGGGGCTTTCACCTCGACCTTCACGTCAGCCTTCTCGTAGGCGGCTTTGATGGCCGGCCACTCACCCTCGATCACCACGCTTGTGGCCTTGGGATCGGGGCGGTCAAAGAAACGGGGGTTGCGATACTGCTTGCCAGACTCGAAACCTGATGTGCGGGTGGTGTAAACGAATTCCATGCTGTTGCTCCCGGGCTATGAATGAGGGCGACCCTAGGGCCGCCCAGGTGGATCACAGGCTGGTGATCAGCACACCAGCGGTATCCTTGTTGCTGGTGGCCAGCTTCGACCAGTTGGCCGCAGTGCCCAGCGCGGAGTCATCCGGCGACTTGGTGGCGGTATCCCAGCTGTAGCCCTTGAGCCCCAGGTTGAAGGTGTACTCCGCTTGGAACACCCGCTGGATGTTCTCGTTGCCGGTCTTCTCCTCGATGGTGCCGTAGTAGTCGTCGTTGTCCTCGACAACGGCGGCGCCAGTGGCGAGGCCGAGGGTCTTGTAGTTGTCGTCGGTGCCTGCGCCGTCGGCCTCGGGCACATACAGCCCGGGAGAGTCGGTCATGACGAAGCGGCGACCGAAGCCATCTTCGGTGACGCGCACGGTGCCGAATTCGAACAGGCGACTGGAGTTGGTCAGCGCGTTGTCGAACAGGTCGGTCATCGCCTTGGAGTGGATCACCCAAGTGTTGATGTCCATCATCCGGTCGCCGAACTTGCCCGCACCCTTGTTGAGGGCCGCCAGATTCAGGGTGCCGGCGGTGGCGTCATGGTTCACGTCGGTATTGCCAGACATTGCGGCCACCAGCGCCAGAATGGCGGTGTTCACCTCGTCGGCGATGACACCACGGGCGACTTGCTCGCCGATGACGACGCCAGCCTCCTCGGGGTTGCGCTGAATCCAGGTGAACTGGTTGGGCTCGAATTCGACCGGCGCGGTGCCGCCCGCGATCTTGACGGCCACGTGATCCAGTTGACCGATGCTGGTTGCCGCCACGGAGCCGGAGCCGTAGGCGTTACGCCGGCGCATCAGGTTCGAAATGGCGGAATAGGTGACTTCATGGGCGAAATCGCCAGTGTTACCGGTGGTGCGGAGCTGCAGGGCGTTGTTGGTGGCGCCGTTGAACAGCTCGATCTGCTGCCGAATGGTCTCGGTAGCGGCTCGGTACATGAAGTCGTTGAAGACTTGCATGGTGGAGAGTGCCATAGGGCGTTACCTCATTGATTGCGTTGACGTTTCAGGTATTCCACCTTGTCTTTGGTGGATTTTGCTTCCTGCCACGCCCTTGGCGCTGAGGAGCGGCCCCCGCCCGGTAGATCCAGCCCCTCGGGCTGATGGAACAGGTGGGGTGCGGGTTCTTTCAGAGACTCTACCCATGACTCAAGGGTCAGCTTGTTGCCCTGGGAGTCATATCCAGCGTCTTCTTTCGGGACGACAGCCCCTTCATCGTTGACCTCGAACAGGTTGCTGGCACGGTGGACGGCGTCTTCGACGGCCTCGGGGCGCATGCCAGTCTTTTCGGCCACACGGCGCATCTCGTCGCTCATCACGCGACCACGAAAGCGGTCAGCGAAGGACTTGGCCTGCTCGGCAGTCTGCTGGGCTTCCTGCAGCTGGCGATCGTACTCGGCCTTCATCCGCTCGGTGCGCTGATTGATGACCTCATCCAGCTTGCCGTCAGCGATCAGCTTGGCTTCCTCGGACTGCGCCAGTTGCTCCTCGAGCTGTCGGGCGCGCTCCGGGTCGATGCCTTCGTACTGCTTGAGCTGATCCTTCATCTTGCGCTGAGCATCCAGCAGCTCGTCACGCTTGGACTTGAGGCCCGTGACCTCGTTGTCCAGCGCCTCTTGATGCTTGGCCTCCAGGGTTTCTTTCACCTTGGCGGCTTGCTCTTCATCGAGCTCGAGGCCGAGTTCGTTCAGGTCTACGTCAAAGGGCATGGTCGTCTCCTTGAGACTGGTTTCCGGCCTGGCCGGGGTCACACAAAAAAGCCCCGCCGAATGGCGAGGCCTGAAAAGAGAAAGCCCGCTCAGTGGCGGGCTATGGTCAGTCGTCGAGGGCGCCGAGCTTGCGCTGTGCGGCGAAGCTCATTTGCCAAAATATCGTGGCGGCGGCGTAATCCTGCAGGTTGGCGATGCCGGCTTGCTGCTTGAGCCAGATGCGCCACCATCCGAGGAAGTGGGGATCGCATGGTTCCATGCTCCCAGCTTACCCGAACAGCTCGTCGAACGTCTCCCGATCTCGCTGCCGTAGTTCCTCAAGTGTGTATTGCCCGCCTTTCGGATCAACAAACCGGTCGATCTTGTAACCGCCATCGCGATAGAGCTTGTAGCGCGACGGGCCGAGCCACTCTTTTTGAAAGCTGGCTGGCTGCCGAGCGAACCAATCCGAATACGTGGTCTTGGCGGACACCTGGCCAACCATATCGTCGGGGCGCTTGCTTTTCGGCACCTGGCCGACTGGTTTGAACGCACGCACGTAGGGGCGCTGCCCCATGATCTCACCATCGAACGCAGGCGCCAGGCTGGACCGGCAGTTCGGGTGCGCCGGCGGGCGAGGGTGCTGCTCATCGACACGCCAACGTTGCGAATCCCTAGATGCGCAGATTTTGGACGTTCTGCCGTCCAGCGTGCTGACCCACACGACCTCCTCGACGCCCAGCGCCTTGTACGTCTCTTCGTAGGACACATTCGAGATATGTCCTCGCGCCGTCCTGACGACTCGCTCCGCATCGTTCCGGGTCGTCTGCAGCAGGCCGTTCCGAAACTGCATGTCCTTGGTGCCGCGCAGCGCCCGAATGATCTCGGCATTGGTCTGTCCGCCCGAGATACCTTCGCGGATACGGCTGTAGACGCGCTTCCGGGTCTGTGCCGGAATGTCGGCCAGCATGTCCTCGACGAACTCACCCAGGACGGGCTGGCTCGCTGCGGCCGCATAGGCCGCTCCAGCGGTTGGCGCCGCTGGAACCTCGCCCTCGAGAACGTTGGCCAGCAGGTCGCGAGCATAGCTAGCTTCGTGCCCGGCCAACTCCTCGAAATCAGCGGCTGCGATCTCGTCGATTCGCTCGCCCAGCCGCTCAGCCCAACGGTTGATCAGGTTGCGAACGCCTTTGAGGCGGTCGGTGGTGTACTTGCCTTGGACGAATGCCGACAGCTCAGCAGGCGTCAGGTTATCGAGCCGATCATGCAGCTCATTGGTCAGCTCGCGGCCCAGTTCGTCGATCACCTCATGGATACGATTGACCTGGGCCGTCGCGGCCCGATGCAGGTAGCTGGTGTGGCGAGCCAGCGCCTCAACGACTCGTCGCTGCGCCTCGTCGCGGGCTTCCTTGGTATCGGCCATCACGCTGCCTCATCATCAACACCGCCCGGGTTATCGACATGCAGACGCTCGGTGCTGTAGTCCCGATCCGGCACCTTGCCCGTGCGCAGGTACTCCCAATACGCTTCCGGCGAGGTATAGCCCGCCATGGCTGAGTTGAGCAGTTGCTGGGCCAGTTGCGGCAAGACATCAACGGCGGAGAAGTCGGGTACGACGCTGAATGTGTGATCGCCCGTGGTGTTGGTCAGGTCTTTGGCATACTCGATGAACTGGTTAACCGCCTTCTCGGCCATCTTGACGATGCTGTGCAGTGAGGCGTGCTGATCGTCCTGCCGAGCACGGCGAGCGTCGCCAGATTCGGTCTGGCTGCCTGCATCCACGACCCGAGCGCCGGCTTCCAGAGCTGCATTGCGCTCATCCTGCATGGCCGTGCGCGTGGCCTCGATTCCCGTGCCGGCGATCTCGAGATAACCGAACTCCGCGCCCTCGCCAGCCTGCCAGAGAGTGCCTGGGCCGGTGGTTCCAATGCGGACATCCTCTTGCGAGGTAACCCATGCTTGCGGATGCGCCGTCTTGTGCAGGGCCTCGAAGTAGTCGGCACTGAGTTGATAGCTCTTGAGGGCCGACTGTGCCATGGTCAGCAGCGGCACCTCATCCACGTCGGGGTTGTTGTCGGTCGAGCCAGCAAAGATCACCGGCAGATACTGAATACCTACGCCTCGGGTGGAAGGGAAGACCTCCTCGAGCACTTGGCCGCTATCGGACAGCAGGCGCTTGCGGTACCGCCCCTCATCCAGATCAAGCACCCGGTATACGGTCTCCGTCTTGTGCCCGAACTCATCTTCGTCTTCAGAGGCGCGTGCTTCACGCAGTACCGCCAGAGTGAGGTCGCGGCGACCCGACGTGATGGCCTCTTTCCAGTTGATAGCGTCCTCGGCGCGATAGAGAGCTGCGTAGGCCTGTCCTCGATCATCGACTGACGCCACAATCGCGATACGGACCGTCGTCAGGATCTCGCGCACCACGCGCAAAAACAGGTCGGTGATGCCGAACCCGTCAGCGGTCGCCGCTTCCTCCAGGTACGCCATACGGGGCGGCATTCGTGCCTCGGGCTCGAGGCGAGACACCAACCCCATCATGGAGCGCACAGCGTCTGCCACCCAGCGCGGGTACTTGGCCCGCCGGAGATACGCCTGATAGAAGTGCGCGGCCGCCTGGCCTTCCTGACGCTCCACACACTCCTGGCCCGCCGTCTTCGGCAGATACACGATCCCCTTGGCCTTTACAGCATCCTCGCCCTCCAAGGCGTCGCGCATCACGGCCCATTCGCGCTCGTGAGCGGTGTAGTCGGGGTGCTGAGTCGTTACGGGCATCAGTGGAATCCTGGTACAGAGACGGATTTCGCAGGGGCGCGATCAGTGGGCCACGTGGCATGGACCATGTAGCCGATGGCAGTGGTGATGTGCTGGTACTGGTTCGTCTGGTCTTCCTGGAACGTGCTGCCTTTCTGGAGCTGCACGGTGGATAGGCCCTTGTGGCACCAGGGCGCAGTCGTCGGATTGACGAACAAGTGACGCTTACCGTCGGCGGTGCAGATGCGGGCACGGACAGCGTTCTGCCGGTCCTTGATGGCCGGCGCCTTCTTCTTCACTTTTCGGGTGAACTTCCAGCCATGCTCGCGCAGCACGTCCTCGATCTCGGTGTAATCCGAGGCGTGACCATGCTTCTCGCCAGCCCGGCCAGCGGGGTCGCCGTAGACCAGCACATGCTTGTTCTGGTGATCCTTGAACCGCTCTACGAACTCTATTGCCGACTGACGGGATATGGCGCTTTCCAGCACGATCTCGTCCAGCAGGTAGAGGTCGTCGCCACGGCGCACGCCGATAGCCGACGATAGCGGCGTGAAGTTCTGGTCGTGCATCCACAGGAGCTGCTCATGCGGCTCGATGACAGCGCCTGTGTGGTTCGCCTGGCTGTAGTCCTCGTAGATCCGCCCGGTGGCCGTCTCGAAGCTGGCCTCGAACTCCTGCAGGTACTGCTTGCGCGACATGACCCGCTTGGCGGAGTCGATCACGTCCTGGGGCAGCACCTCGGCCGACTTCCAATGATAAGCCGCCCACTCCGGGTCGCCGGAGGCGCGGGCGTACTCATAGAGCTCGTAGTAGTGGTTCAGGCCATCCGGCACACCGATCAACCAGCACCAAGCCCGATAATCGGGACGCTCAGGGCTGACGGTATTCAGCGCTGGCAGGATGTTGGCTTCCCAGGCACTGGCCTTGATGTCGGCGATCTCGTCGATGATGCCGCCTGTCCAGGCGATGCCCTCAATGCGCTGCGGCTTGTCCAGGCCTATCACATGGATCTCGGTGCCATTGGGCAGGAAGATCACCGGCTGCGGACTGACCCTCGGCGCCTTGGGGTGACTGGCCGAGAGCGTCAAGGCGCACAAGTCGTCCCACCAAATCTTGCGGGCCTGGTCCTGCGTCGGCGCCGCTGCGAAGTAGATCTCGCCAGCGTTCTTCATCGCCTGCTTGGCCAGATACCGCTTGGCACGCTCGGTCTTGCCGGAGCGGCGCCCTGCAGGCACGACCTTGAACCGTACCTGCTCATTGATCAGGCGTACTTGCTCCGGGATGTCCTTCAGCGCGTACCAGCGGTCGAGTTGTCGCTGGAGGGCAGGGTTCATCCGGGCAGCTTCTCCGCTATCTGGGCAAGGGCAGCAGCCATGTCTTCAGGGCCGCTCTCGTTGGCCGGTTTGTCACGCCACCGCTCAGGGTCGCGATTCTTGAGCCAGAAGATCATCGATGTCGGATCGGGCGGCACTTCCTTCTCCACCTCGACGATCTCGACTTCCTCCTGGTATTGGTCCTTCTTGACCTTGATGGCCTGCTGCTCAGTCCAGCGGTAGCCGGTGGCGCGCTGGTGGAGCTTGTCAGCCACCTCGGCGTCAGCAATACGCTTGCCGTCTTTTAGGGCCCCCCGAAACTCCTTGTGGGCCTTGATCCACCGTTCTAGGGTGGTGATGCCTACCTCGAAGAATGAGGCCAGCTCTTCGTTTGTGGCGCCCAGCAAGCACAGCTTCCGAGCTTGTTCGGCGTACTCGGCCTTGTACTTGGTGGGGCGCGCCATCTTGGTTATCTCGCTCTTATCTGGAGGCTCGTATGTACGTAGTAGTCCGTGCAGGTGAAAGAGGCGACGAGTGGTTTGTCATGTCCGATCAGCAAGCCACTGATCGCGGCATCAGTGAAATGAACAAGGCTGGGGAATACGCCACACGCGCTGAGGCGCAAGCTCGAGCCGATCAGCTGAATGAGGAGCTCGGGCGTTGACCGCCGCCTCCGCAGCAGCCTGTTTCGCCATGTGTCACTCCAGTGTTTCCAGCCAGTCCTTGATCACAGCCCTGAGCACCTGGTCACGGTCGTCGATGTCATCCACCGAGAGAATGCCATCCGCAATACGCTGGAACATCGCCACGGGGATGGCGTGGGCATTGCCGTCCAGCGTCTGTAGCGATAGGTGAGGGCGGTGATCGTCGATGTTGGTGACAGTGGGCATCAGTCGCCCTCCTGGCAGCGTTGATGCATCCACCACTGAGCCTGGGCCAGTGAGGCGATGATCAGGGCATACGCCAAGCCATCATCCTCTGCTTCCTGAATCGCCTCGTGCAGCTTTGCCTCGAACCGATGGCCGACGGCCTCCCCATGGGGAGTGATGGCGTCCATGCGGCGGAATTCGGTGACTGACATCACGCCACCTCGGCCACCTGGTCATCGAGCGCACGGATCACATCGACGGTCTTGCCTGTCGATTCCGACTCGACGAAGCAGTTGGGGTAACCGTCATCTCGCTCGTGCGACACGTAGCGGCTCACGCCACCTTCGTTGGTGTAGCCAGGGTAGGCCGTCACCTCAGCAGCTCCGCCGGCAAACCGGCAGACGCTGTAATGGCTGCACTCCACTACGTCGTATTGCTCTTGCCCGGCGTCGTAGAGGCGGGCGAACTTGAGTCGTGCCATGGTTGCTACCTCGCTTGCTTGCTGAGTGATTGATCTGCGTGCCCTGGCTCGCATTGATGAGCGCCCCGCTCAGGGCTGTGTTGAGGCTGCGTGGGCAGAATGGGGGCGATCAGCGATGCGTTATCGGTATTTCGATATCGCCTTACAGGCCGCGGATGAAGGCCCATCCAACAGCGGCACAGCACGCCACGAATATGGTGGCTGGGATGCCGATCGTGATGCCGAGCGTCCACAGCAGCCAGGTAGGGATTTCGATAGTCATCACTCCCTCCGATTCAGCAGCAGGCCCGCAACGAACACCGCCACCAGAACCCACGCATAGGGCAGGGCGATGGCGTTGCGGACAAGCCTTACAGCGCTTGCTTGACCTTGGCGCCAATCGAGCCAAGGATCGCGGCAGCGGCACTCGCCACCTCGATGGGGATCTCCACGCCGGCGAATGTCGAGAGCGCCCAAGACAGGACGACAGGCAGGCCCACGCCCAGGCCATCGGCGTTCTGACGTGCCCCGTCGGCGAGACGAGAGCGCTTTTTTACGGTGTTGGGTGCGGTATCGGTCATGGTGGTTACCTCAAGGAAAGAAGATGCGGGCGGCGAAACTGCCAATTACGGAAAGCAGCGCGACCGCCACGGCGCCAACTGCTGCCCAGCGCCCAGATAGCTGCGTGTGCTGCTGCGTTTGGGTTGTTTCCAAGCTCCGCACGTCCGATTCCGCTTTGATCAGGCCGTGCTCCTGCTTGCGAAGCCGCTCCGCCAGCTCTGTGATGCGGTTGTCGTGTGCCTCGACCTTTCCCGCCAGGCTCGACTGGCGCTCCTCCATGCGGGTGAGGCGGTCAAGAATCTGGTCCACCTTGCCCTCGATCCGTTCTTGCCAGATCTCGGGTGCCGGCACTTGTTGCATAGTCACGTCGCCCCCTTGCCGCAGGGCGACAACTCGATAACGCGGCTCAGCCAGCCGTAGGTGAATGCCTCCTGGCTCTCTCGGGCCTCGGCAATCGACACCAGGAACTCGATGCGCAGGGCATTGACGGCGGCGGCCAGCACATCCAGCCCGGGGCGGCCACGAGTGTCGTGGTAGTCCTCCAGGGCGCCGATGGTGGCCGGGCCGACCGCACCGTCTACGGCGATGTCGTCGTAGTCACGCTCGACGCGATTGAGCACGTTGAGCAGCCGCTGCAGTGTCTCAGCAGGGCGACCTGGGCCTGAGTTGACCCCGTAGTCGAACAGATATGCCGCCAGCCCCTCGTGGATCATGGCGATCTTGTCGAGGCTCAGGCTGTGCCAGTAACGGTCGGCGTAGATGTCGCGGGCCAGGCTGATCGGCAGCTCACGCATGTCGCCGGTGTGGCCATAGTCCCGCGCCACCGCCTCGGTGATGCCGTAGCGGGTCGGGCCCCCACGATCCGCCGGATGATCGACATAGCCACCCTCACGGTCGATCACCTCGCCGATCAGGCGTTTTTTCAGCGTCTGATGCATAGCGGGCTCCGAGCGAGGGCGAGCGTCTACTGAGTCGATCCAAGGCATAGACGCTCCGACACGAAAACGCCCAGCGAGCCGTCAAGGAATCCTTGATAGCTGCCGGGCGTAAAAAATTCAGGGAATGGCTTGAAATGATAACTCAGTTATCATATACTGTATTCAACAGATGAGGAGGCGGCGACATGCAATTGATTCACACCAGCCCCAGCGAAATCACCGAGATCAACAGCTTTGGCCGCTTCGGCGAGTTTCTGTTCTTCTCCGAAGACGAATACGTGATGACCGCCGGTGAGCATGTCACCTACAGCATCGAGATCGACGAAGACGACATCATCGAAGCTGGCCAACTCTTCTACCACGACGACGCCGAGAAACTGGACGGCCTGGTGCAAGCTGTCATGGATCTGACCGGTTGCGAAGAAGACACCGCCGAGGAGCTGATCGCTCAGAACGAGGACGTTCACAGCATCGACTGCGACATCGAGCCGGAAGACCTCGCTGAAGCCTCTTGGGACATCCAGCGCATCGCCGGCGAAGCTGCCGTTATCCTCGGTTATCGCGGCGTCGAGATGGAAGACGAGCAGGGCACTGCTTATCTCATCAACATGAAAGGCCGCGAAGCCGATCTGGAGATCGCATGATTGACGCTCGAAAACACTACGATCCAAACCTAGCGCCTGAGCTGGTCAGACGAGCTCTCGCCGTCACTGGCACGCAAAAAGAGCTTGCCGAGCGACTTGACGTATCCCGCACCTACCTTCAGCTGCTTGGCAAAGGTCAGAAGTCGATGTCATATGCTGTGCAAGTAATGCTTGAGCAGGTGATCCAGGATGGCGAAACCTGACCGCACAGGCCAGACCTTCGGCAAGCTGACCATCATCGCCGACCATGGTGGCGCACAACTGCAATGCCGCTGCGACTGCGGCCGAAAGGGTAGCTACCCCCGGGCAATCACGAAGCCGTCATACCGTGGGCCCAAGGCGTGCCCCTGGTGCCTGGGCTCACCCTGCGAGGAGTGCGGCGCGATCATCCCTCACAAGGGCCGGATGCCGGCGAAGACATGCTCAGAAGCATGCCGCTCGGCGCGTGCGGCTCGCCGGGAGCGCGAGCGATACGACCAGATCAAGGACACCGACGAGTTCAAGACGAAGCGCGCTGACTACCTGCGGCGTCTCGATGCCGCCATGGCCGCCGATCCCGAGCTTGCCGAGTCAGTGCGCGAAACCCGGCGTCGAGCCGTCCGCGCTTGGCGCGAGCGACAGCTTGCTGACCCCGATCTGCGCGGCAAGTACCGCATGCGAGCCCAACAAAATGAGCAACGCCGGCTTGAACGCATCCGATCAGACCCCGACGCATATGCCGAGCATCTGCGAAAGCAGCGAACCTGGTATCGCACGCTAAGCGATGACGACTATCAGCGAATATTCGTCGAAGGACGGAAAGAGCGGCAGAAGCGCAACCCCCAGCGCAATTCGCCATGACCCCAGCGTAATTAGCTGATACGAAAAAGCCCCGCCGGGGAGGGCGAGGCCTTGAAGATGTCGGCTCTAGGCATACGTGCTGCGAGCCTACCTAAATCCTACATCGACAATGGGAATAAATCAACAGGAAACTATCTAGCTATTAGATAACGCCGGCCTTGGCCTGCAGTAGCAGCTCGACGCGCGCATACCTCGCCGCCTCCTGGATCGCCTGCCCATCCTTGTAGCCCTTGATGACCCATTTCGGGCTGCTCGTGCGCACCTGGCTGACCTCGCCGGTCTCTTCGTCCTTGATCTGCTTGGTCTCGCGCAGGATCTCGCCCGTCTTCGGGTCACGGCACAGCTCTGGCTTGATGGGCTGAACCGGCGGGAAGTCGAGCATCTGCGCGAATCTGCCGATAGCCGCCGCCATCTGATCATACGTCGCACAGAACGGCCCCTCGAGGCGCCGATCAGCCTTGCCGGCACGCAGCAGCAGGGCAAGCTGCCCACGAGGCTTCAGCGTGCCGAACGCTCGCTTTGCCCGGTCGTGCCACTCGCTGTTGACGATCCCTTTCTCGTAGGCGAGATACATAGCATCCACGGCCTCGGTGCGCTGGCCGGTGCCATCACCAAAGCCTGGGCTAGAGGGGTGCCACCCGGCCATGTTGTGGCGCATGTCCAGTCGCCGTTCGAGCTCCATGTCGGTCAGACGGTCCACATAGGCCCGTGCCGCCTTATCCTGGTGCTCGCCTTTGGTTGCCGCCGTCTCGCGGAGGCGGGCGATACTCATACGTTGGTAGATCGATGCATGTGCTGTCATTTCGCCAGTTCCTCCGCCTTGTCCTTCGCCTTGCCGGCATCCCGATACCAGCCCACCGTCGCGTCGCCGTCGCTCAGCAGGTACCACGGCTCGCCACTGCATACCCACTTCGCGATCCTGAATCGCCCACAGTCAGAGCGAATGCAGTAGCTGCTGACCTTTCGCCACTCCATCAGGTCGAGACCTCCAGCTTGAGTTGCTGCCCATGCCTGACCCACGCACACAGGCCGTCGATGTCTACCTCGGCGGGCTCGGCCACGGCGCCGCCCCAGTCGATGGGGCGGATGACGAACCGCCATTCTTGCTTGTCGGCACGATACGCGAGCAGCGGTGTCTCGCCGCCATGGCACTGACCGAGGGTCTGCTGCCACCATCCCGCAACGCTGCCCTGGGTGGCCGAGGCATACCGCTTCACCTCGATATGCACGCCATCCCAGCCTTCCAGGTCATGGCCGCCCGCTTGGTACTGGCTCAGGCGACGGCGCAGGTCTAGGCTGAGCCGGTCCGCCAGCAGGTTGGCCAGCTCTAGCTCTCCCTTGGCGCCTTTCGTCCGGCTACGCTTACCCATCAATCCCCCTCGACCAGGTGGTGGTTGTCCTTGATCAGCTCGTTGGCCAGATCAAAGGCTGCTTTATCCATCTCGCGCTTCGCGGCCCGAACGGAGCGCAACGCAGCATGGACACGACTGGCGTCAGCGTTCACGTACTCCTCGAACACCTTGTCGTGGTTGGCCTTCGCTTTCGCCAGCCGCTGGCCAGCCTTGCTTGAGATGGTGATCACGCCGCCTCCTGCCTGTTGATGAACGCCAGCGCCTCGCTCAGCACCTCGTGGATCTCGCCGTCGAACTCGCGCATCCCCAGCGCAATCGTGTGGCGCAGCCACCCGGGCTGGTAGAGCTGCAGCTCGGGCAGTCGATGCACGTCCCGGTGACAGGTCCGGCAGACTGGCATGGTGTAGCTGTCCGGGGCGGTGGTGCTCATGCCGGACAGACCCCAGTGAAGGCCGATGACGTGGTGGGCGTCATCTGCCGGCGCGCCGCAGACGCAGCAGGGTAGGCCGCGCACGAACCGCAGATACCGCTCGCTGCGGAAGCGCTGGTCTTTCTGCGGCTTCCTGCGAGCTTTCTGCACGGGCTGTCGCTTCTCCCGCTTGCGGGCCATCGGCGCCTTGGCGCGGAGCGGGGTGCGGCGTTCGAGTGCTGTGCGCTTCATTCATCGTCCTCCCGCGGATCGCCGAACATGTCCTCGCAGGTCTGCTCGAAGATGCAGTCCTGGCATAGCGCCTCGCTGTCTTCGCTGACGGCTACAGCCGCCTCGTCACACTGCTCGCATTGCCCAAGATCAAAGCTCATGCCGCCACCTCGCGATATTGGTCCGGGCCGATGCCCTTGAGGCCCGGGTCAGTCAGGCGGAAGCCCTGGCCGGTGAAGTGTTCCCATATCCGGTTGAGATACTTAGTCTTCTGCGCCTTGGTCATGCCCCGGGTCACTGGATAGTCGTGAGGCTCCTGCATCAGCAGCAGGCGCTGCTCGTAGGTAAGGGGCGACAGCACCGCTTTGCAGGCCTCACGGTAGTCCTCGCTTTCTTCGCAGAGGATCGCGACGCCGAAGTGGTACTTGCAGTAGCCGCGCCATTCCTCGGCGGACATGTCGCTTTGGTCGCTGACCTCGCGGCACCACAGACGCTGCAGGCGATTCTGGTCTAGGGACCGCTTCGGCTCGCGCTTGCGGACCACGATCTCAATCTCGCCCCACTGCTGGATGGCGGCAGTCATGACGCCCGGGAGTCGGCCTACGGCGGCCAAGGCGTCCTGCAAGGTTGATGCGCGGGAGATGTAAGGCTTGGGCTTGCTCATGCAACCTCCTTCCCGTTCCGCAAGGCGGCGCTGATCCGTCCGGCATCGCTCTTGGTCATCAGCGGCGTGTTGCACGCCTCATCGAGCGTCATGCCCTGGTAGCACTGCCGGTAGTAGATGGTTTGGCGCGGGATACCGTCCCGTACCGCCGCGTCGATCTTCTGTCTGCGCTCCCGGCGTTCGATCATCTGTTGGATGATCTCGTCATCGGTCAACTCGCTGTCGGGGTGGCGGCGACGGTAGGCCTGGACGCCGCTGTGACTGAATCCATGCCGGCGCAGCTTATTGGTGATGCTCTCGGGGTCGTTCTTCGACCGGGCCGGCTTGGCTGCCGCTTCCTCGGGCGTGCCGAGGAGGTGACGCTGTTCGTGCTTGCTTAGCTTCATGCAGCACCTCCATCGCCCCAGTCACCGAGCATCCGATACTCATGCGGCCGCGTACCATGTCCCGGCAATTCCCGGCTGGCGATGGTCTGGCCGTAGCCACGCAGTTCGCGGATACGCGCACTGATCGCCGCGTGGCAATCGTGTCGCCCGAATCGCTCGACAATGGCGTTGTCGATCTCGTGGAGCTGCAGCCAGCGCGTAGCATCGCGGAGCACCAGGTACACACGGCCCAGTTGGCTGTTGGGGTTGTCCAGGCGCCGGCCTCGGCCCTGGCGGGGTGCCATCTTCGTCACAGTTCCCATGTCATGCCCTCCCCTGGATTGCGTTATCTCGCTCCGCCATCCGTTGCTCAGCCTGAGCAATCAATTCCTGGCGGCGCTCCTCCTCCTGCTGCCGGCGATCTTCTCGGCGACGCGCTGCAGCCTGGTCACGTCCGGCGATGATGTCCCGCAGGTGGTCAGTGATCTGGCGCACCTGGGCACGGCCTACCTCAGTGGTCGGCTTGTCCGGCGGGGGCAGCAGTGCCTCGGCCCGGGGCGCCGGCAACTTCCCATCCTCGACGGCTTCCTGCAGGACCGTTTCCCGGCGTTGGGGATCATGGCCCAGCGAGGGCTTCCACTCGGGTCGGCGCCCTACGGCCTTGGCCTGATCGACGGCACGCTCATAGGCCGAGAGAAACGCCATCCGGGCACCGACCTTGTCGCCCTCTGCCAGGATCGGCGACGCCACCCCCAGCGCCTGGGCGATTTCCTCGGTCCAGACCACGGTCTCAGCCTCATCCATTGACGCCAGCGCCAAGGCCCACGCCTCGTTCGGCGACAGGAAGGCGTTGGCGGATGGCATGCGCTCAAGGATCGCGGCGAGCGTCAGGCGGCCAGTGATCTCGGAGCGGCAGCGAGCCAAGGCCTGCTCGATCTCGGGCCGGTCGTAGTCGCGCAGGTCGCGGATCATCAGCGACGCGGCAGCGGGCTTGATTTCGTTGCCCAGCACCTCGGCAGTGGCGTAGAGCTGGTCGAGCAGGTCTTCTGCCTCTTGGCGTGTCAGCGGCATGAATCAGTCCTCCCATCCAGACGCCGCCAGCAGGCTCTTGGCCTCGTCGGCAGCGCTCGCGTTGGCCTGCGTGCCGTCCATCTGGCGAGCACGGGTGGCGGTCATCTGCTGGCCGGTCTGCATCTGCACCGCGATGGTTTCGCAGTCCTGGAGCATCAAGCCGACCGGATGGCCCTTGGCGACGTAGAACTGGTTGTTCATCCGCAGGTAGTACGCAGCCACGCCGGGGGCGTAGTTGGCCCCCACGCGGTCCACGAGCTGTCCCAGCTGGCTAGCAGTGCGCTGGTTCCAGATCGGGTACACGCCGTAGCGCTGGCGGTAGGCCACTGCGTAGTTGGCCCAGGGCTTGAAGGTTTTGGCGGTAGGGTCTTTCGGTCCCGGCATGTCGGGCGGGATGGCAGCGCGAGGCTCGTCGCTACGCTGCGCCGGCTCGTCACCCAGGTCCAGCTCACCCTCAATCGGCGCGTCGATGGGCTCAGCCCCCGGCGCACCCTGATTACTGGTTACCTGATTGGTACCCTGATTACTGGTACCCTGATTTGTCGGAGATTTTTCCGACCCTCCCTCGGAATTTTTTCCGACCTCGCTCGGAGATTTTTCCGACCCACCTCGGATTTTTTTCCGATCCTTAGAAGGGCTCGGATATTTTTCCGACCCATCGACTTTCTTGTTCCAAGTCTTTCCTTGGTCGGTCAAGCGGACCAGCGTGATGGAGCCATTGCTGGAAAGCTCGATGACGCCTTTCTTCGCAAGCTCCCGAAGCTGCCGGTAGGCGGTATCAGCCTTGCCGGACACGAGTGGAAGCTCCTCAACGATTTTGTCCTTGCTGAGCGCATAGAACACGCCATCATCAGTGGTGATGGGCCTGGCCCACGATGGCACTTCGTAGACGAAAGCGAACAAGAAGGCTTGCTGCGCGTTCAGCCCCCATTCCGTCGCCTTCGCTTGATTGATGGTCAATGTGAACTGCATTAGAACGGCACCTCCAAATCGGAGGGTTCGATCAAGGGGGCGCCGCGGACCGTTTCGCTGTCCATGGCATTTCTGCTGCGACGAAGCATCTGTTCAACCATGTGCGGCGGACAGGGGTCTCCTGTAGCACTGCACATCATCAAGGCTTCCTTGATCACTTTGAGGTCGGCGCAGAAGAACTCACGAGAGAGATCCAGGCGGTAGTCTTCAAGCAGCTCATGGACGAAGGCCTCGGCGTGATGGCAGTCCGCAAACCACCAAGCATCGAGGCAGTCGAATTCGCCAGGTACGCCAGTGGTGTAAAGCTGTCTCATACGGCGCTCAATGCGCCCCGTGGTACGCCCCACCTTGTAAACATCATCAGCCAGGAACTGATTACCCAGGACGTATACCCAGCCGGCTCTGCTGAAATATTCCTCGGGCTTGGCGTGGAAAAGCCAATGCGCTCTTTCGTAGCTGATCCTCTGCGCAGTGGCCTTGCATTCCTCCCAGAATGCAGCGAAGTCTTCGTCCTCGCTGCTGCGGTCTGGGAAGTTGATTACATTGTCTGGTTGCATTACGCTTCTCCCATCACTCTCGTGATCCTTGAAGCCCGCCCAGCTCCCCAGCCGATGGCGGGCTTCGCTCGTTTCAGTCGCCCACCACGTGCAGCGATGGTTTCATCACTCGCTGCTTGATCAGCTCGCGAGTGCCCATCAACGCCGCGATGGCGTTGTCGATGTCCTTCATCACCTCCGGTGCCGCCTCAGCGTCTTTCTCGTCCAGCACGCCGTCCTCCAGCAGGCCGGTATATGAACCCATCATCTCGCCCGTCTCACGGCTGACAGCGCCCAAGGCGGCGAAGGCGCAGGCCGGTGTCTCACCCTGGCGAGGGCGGCGAACGCCCAGGAATCCATGCCGACGGGCAAGCTCAACGCGATTCTCGGTGTCGCCCAGCTCCTCGAGCGCCGCCATCCACGGCTCTTCCAGCCAGGCCGGAAACTCCACCGCGCCGCTCGCCCAGCGCTGAACGCGCTTGTTCCAGCTCATGACCGCGTGGTCGTACTCCTCGCTGACCTCGGTGAATGAGGCCAGGCAGGGCATATCTTCGGTTTTGGCCGGGCACAGAGCGTGCGCCATGGAATTCAGCGTGCGGGCGAAGCGCTCGACTGATACGCCGCGCTGCTCCTTGAGCTGGCCGAGCGCATCGCGGAGGAGGGCGTCTCGGCTTGGATGTCTGGTGCTAGACGTGGGCATCTTCATGTCCTGTCGATAAGCTGGAATCGTGGTTAGGCGGCATGAATCAGATCCGCGAACACATCAGGCCGCAGCATCTGTCGAGTAATGCGGCCGCCCATGGCCACCTCGATCTCTTTCGCGAGGGCCGGGCTGCATCGCCGACCACAAGCGAGAACCTGTCGCAGGTAGGCCGGCGTGGTATCTGCCTGCGCAGCCACTGAGTCCCGCTCGTCGGGCGACATGGACTGCCAGATCTGTTTTAGGGACTGCTGCTGTGATTCAGGCATTGATAAGTACCTCCGAGATACATTATCGAGCACCATTTATGTACCGTCAAGGTTCTGTACCCTTGCAGTACAAATGGGCTCAAATGGGCCTCATGAAAGAGATCTCGCAGATACGCCTCGAGAATGCCCGCAAGCTGGCCGAACAGGTAGGCGGCACCGGTGCGTTCGCGGCTCGCATAGACCGCGAATCCACCCAGGCAAGCCGGTTCATGGGGAAAAAGCCGACCAAGAACATCGGTGACCGCATGGCCAGGCACATCGAGGAGAGCTTCAACAAGCCTCGCGGCTGGCTCGATACTGATCGCTCCGGGGATGACGCCGGTAAAGTTGCTCAGCACCCCACACTGCATGAGTCGAACGTGGCGCCGCCGCCGAAGATGGAGGGCTATGTGCCGGTGATCTCGTGGGTGCAGGCAGGCTCGTGGACCGAGGTCTGCAACGTTGATGCCGTCAGTGAGGAGCGGGTGCCGCGCCCACCGGGCAGCTCAGACAGAACCTTCGCGCTCCGAGTGAAAGGGCAGTCCATGGCGCCCAAGTACGAGCCCGGCTTGATCATCTATGTCGATCCCGAGGTGATGCCGTTCGATGGTGACGACGTGGTGGCCGTGCTCACCGAGAGCAACGAGGCCACGTTTAAGCAATTCGTCGAGGAGCCAGGGTTCGAGCGCATGCTCAAAGCCCGCAACCCCTCATGGCCAGACCCTTACATCTCGATCAACGGCAACTGCGAGATCATCGGCGTGGTGATCGGCTCGCTGTGGCTCAGGAAGCCCAGGGTGTAAGCAAACATCAGCCAATCGAGCGCTTATGGGAATGTCGGGGTAGCCATGAACCAGCCTGAGCCGCTGACGTCAGAAGAGAAGAGGCTTCAAGATGAGGCCGTAAAATTTGCGCGAGAGAATAAAAAGAGAATTGCTAAATGCCTGACAGATAAAAAGAAATACCCAAAGGAATCAGATCCTGTCTCTGTATTCATGGCTGGGGCTCCTGGCGCTGGGAAGACTGAGTCATCCATAGAGCTGCTCAAAGAGTTTGGAGGTGGCGTCATTCGCATAGACCCCGACGAGCTACGCGATGAGCTTCCTGGCTATACAGGCGGTAACTCCTGGCTTTTCCAGTTTGCGGTATCGATCTTGGTCGATAAGGCGCATGACCTAGCCCTTGAACAGAAGCAGAGCTTTCTTCTTGACGGAACGCTTGCCAAGTACGATCTTGCAGAGAAGAACGTTGACCGGTCTATCAAGCGCGGGCGGCTCGTCCAGATCCTCTATGTTTATCAGGAGCCACACCTTGCATGGGGGTTTGTCCAGGCGCGTGAGAAAGACGAGGGCCGCAGAATCCCGCTTGAGGGCTTCATTGACTAGTACTTTGAGTCGCGACGAGTGGTGAACAGCATCAAGACTCGATTCGGCGGAGATGTTAAAGTTGACTTGCTAGTCAAGAATAGGGACAACAGCGTGCGGTCATACAAGGCGAACGTTGACCAGATTGACAGCCATCTTCCAGAAAGATATGTTCGCGAGTCCCTGTTAAGGGAGCTTAACCCAGAAAGGTGATCCCCATGCTCGGACTAACCAAGAAGCGCCAAGCAGAAACCACCGCCTTCTCAACCTTCATTCGCAATGCATCATCTGCAGAGAAGAAGCGTGTGTATGAGCGCGTGCTAACGAAGGCCTCTGAGCGCCAGAACGAAACCGTTCGCCGAGCAGGAGTTGAGCGCCACGCGACCTGCTGAAATGCGCTCCTCCCGAAAGACCCGCCCACGAGGCGGGTTTTTCATGCCTGACTGACTGATCCCGCCACCGAGCGGGATTTTTTGTGACTGAATTTCAGTGAGATACATTCTGATGCCCGTGTATGTACCAAAAAAGTTCTTTTATGTCTTGACGAATGTACCTCTGCGGTACTTAAATAGATCACGTCGAAGGGCAAAACGCCCACGGCCCGAGCAGCCGGTTAGCTGCCGACCTGATGATCCGCCGAACGTTGAGACCGAGGCGGGGAGGCGAGAGCCCGAGGAGGCTGTGCGGCACCGCATTGAAGCGGTGAGACGACACAACGCTGGCCCTGAGCGTATCGGGGCCATCGGGATGGGGCTGGCGTGAAGCCAACCATGAGGGCGGCCGGAGTAGCGTGAGACGGCCTCATCCCGATGCATCCGCATCACCACCCTCAGCCAATAAGGAAACGAACCATGTTCGGCAAGATGTTCAACAAGCGCATGAAGCAAGCCCAGCAGAACCTCAAGAACGTCGAGAACCGCGACCTCATGGAGGCCATCGTAGGTGGTTGCCTGCTGATCGCTGCCGCAGATGGCGAGATCGAGCAGGAAGAAACCGACAAGCTCGATCAGTTGCTGCGCTCCAACCAACGCCTCCAGGGCTTCGGCGGCGAGATCACCCAGACCATCCAGCGATTCCGTGACCAGTTGGAAGCAGGCTTCCAGGTTGGCCGCCTCCAGATTCTCCGCGAAATCGGCGACATCGCCAGCGACCGCGAGCATGCCGAGGAAGTGCTGGTGAACATGATCACCATCGCTGGCAGCGACGGCGAGTTCGAGGACGAGGAAGTGGTGGTCATCAAGGAGGTCGCCGGCAAGCTGGGTCTCAAC